ACACTCGCTTGAGTGCCATATCGTTGAGTATGCCCTGTATTTCATTGCCGGTAGCTTTGCGTCCTTTTTCGGTTTCGAAATCCTCCACCGCTTTGGCGCCAGCTTCTTCGAATTTGATGAACATCGCCGCTTTGTCATCAGGCAGCTTGGCAAACGATTGATTTTCGTCAATGAGCCCGGTGCTGCGCATGGTATTGCTGACGCGCTGACGAAAAGACAGCGTTTTCGTTAAGCTGTTACTATCGGCTTTGTGTTTGTGTTGCGCCGTATCGCGAACTGACGCCCAAATGCTAATAGCTCGATCCCAGTGCGAGTTATCAAAATACGGACGATACTGGCTGAGCATGTCAGATTCTGACATTTGACGTAAATCGTTCGCTGTTTTGTCAGAGAATTCCAGCCATTTTTTATCGTTCAATACGGGCTCGACACCTTTCTGAACTTGGCGCGCGCGTGCTTCCAAAGCGTTGCGTTGATTCAAAGTCATGTCGGTCCATATCTTTGGATTGATCTGACGCAAATCACCGCCATTGTTTTCAATCAGATCGGACGCCTTCATGTAGGTTTGGTCCTGGTACTCTTTTTGTGCGGCTTTCTGTTCATTAAAATGGTCGTTGATCCGGTTGTGAACAGCATCACGCAGCTTTGGATCTTTAATCGCATCGGCATTTTTGAGGGCGGTCATTCGATCAGGCGTTGATTGCACAATCGCATCGGCTTGGCGTTGCGACTCACCGCGCAGGCTGCTTTCTTCCAGCGCTTTCTCAACTGAGATCGCATCCTGTCCGGAAATATCCGGCTTATGGTCCGTGTAATATTGCTTGGCGCCAATATCTTCACCATTAGCCAACATGCGATTAAGTACACCCAGGTGCGTTTTGCTGGTCGCTTCCTGGATTTGTGCTGCGGTCCATTCAGGAGGCATGCCGTTACGGTTAGCAAAATCTTTGTACACGGCTTGCTGGCGTGCGATCTCTAAACCAACTCGCTCCGGATCCTGGTAGTTGTTGATGGCGGATTCACGAAATGTGTCAATCGATGATTGTGTTTGTTGTTTGTCATAGTTCGTCATCTCAGACGACACATGGCGTTCAAGTGTGCGGTTGATGTCAGAGCGACGACCATCGGACGCACGACGAAAGGCAACACGTTGTTCCGGATTGCTTAACCCTTTCTCAATGTCCTGCACTTTTTGATCGTAGGCTTTGGATACCTGATCATTCAAGCCCAGTGCATTTTTACCGCGCACATTGAGCGCGCCGTTTTGTGGGTCGTATAATGTCTTGTTTTCAAAATCAGCCAGCTGACGTTCAGCATCCAGTACAACGAGTTGATCGTTCTTACGCTTTTCGCGTTGGTAGATTTCATCAGTAGCGCTGGCAACATGCTGCAGAGCTTCCCCTGGTGCGCCTGCGGCAGACAAACTAATCTGCGAACTGAAATGTGCATCCGGCAATGCAGCTGTTGTGACTTGAGGACCATCAACTGTAGGTACACGAGGCATAGTATTAACCTTTCGTTACTTAAACGCTCTAGCGGCGTCAGCTCCACCACCAAGTATTGTCGATAAAACAGCGTTGTTGGCTTCGTATTGAGACGCCTTTCCTTGCGCTCTATAATTAGCCGCTTCAGTTCGATACCCCCAGGCTTCACGCGCCGCGTTGTTCCGCACAGTAAGCGCGTCCATTTCGCCGACCGTATAAGTGTCAATCACGGTTTGTAAGGCGCTACCACTGCTCAGCTCAACACCTTGCGCCGCCAACGCCGCGCGCTGCGATCCTGCGGTGCGCTTTACTTTTTGCCTCAGGTTTTGTTCTTGTTCATTACCGCGCGCAATGGCATCCAAGGCTTTTTGGTCAGAAAATGCGGCATTCATGTCGTAGATTTTCTTGTTGTATTTGCCGGCCTGTTGTTTGCCGTAAGCACTCACACCGGTACCGACCAAATACAATGCGCCTGCAGTTACACCCATATCATCCACCTATATCAATGTTTGGCACCACGGTTAATATATTCAGTGGCAAAGGATCAGACTGCCTTACTAAAAAACGACCCTGCTCACCCCACGCGCCGGTTATTGGTAATTCGACCTTGCCTGTTTTCAGGCGAGTGGCTTCGCCCATTGCTTCATCAGTACGCTGCGGATATTCAAGCAAGTTGTTTTCGTCATAACCTGCGAATATGCCGCGAGAACTCTCTACCATCAATGTGATGCCGTTAATTAATAGTTTTTTGTCGCTCAGTGTTTCCGAGTCAGGCGAATCGATGTCGAGTGTTTCGAAATCTGAATAATAACCTAGACCGCCATGGATGATTGAGTAAGGACGATCAAGCGTCACTGATCCATTGACAACCGTGGCGTTGGGCAACACATTACCATCAGCCAAAAAGGTCAGTTCTTCACCTTCCAGGTGCCAGAAGTTTGTCAACGTATCCACTGCCCTTGACCAATCACTGATAGCGACCGATTGAAAAGCCGCTGGTACCGTTTTGTTAGAATTGACTGACACGACGGTTGTTGATGTGTACGCGGTGATTGTGCAGGTTACAGAATCAGTTATGTTGCCGTCTTCGTCGAGTGTCTGCAATACAATGGCGTTGCCAACTTCCGTTGCACTGAAATAAGCTGAGCTCGCTGTTAATGTTAATGTCTCAGTATATTCCCACAACGTTCCGCCAGATAACGTCATTGTGAGCGTGTCATCCGTGTTGCGACCATCGTAAGACAAACCACAATCCACGAAATACGCATCAATGGTCACATCCGTAACACGACGCGTGTGGAATTGTTCGATATAACGCCGTGTACTGCCGTTGATTGTTCTTTTAACAACAACATAGACGGCGTCTTCGTCGCCTTCCGGTACCGTTACAACGTTCTCAATAATGCCATCGGTTTCATGGACACCAAAGCCCCATACTTCATGGTCCGGCACGTAGGTCAACGACAGGATTTTGCCATCATCACGCACACACCAGATTATCGAATGCGGCATCTCGGCATAGGCCATGTCAGTGATTTGGTAGCCTGTGAATAAATGATTGGCAAAGATCGATAAGTCTCGGCCGTCAAAGCCATCAGACTGCAATTTGTAGTTAAGGTCGCGCAGAATTGATCCGCGATTTTGAACATACACAATAGAGCTACCCACTTCCGCAGGCCTGACAGACGATGCGCCGTAATTGTTTTCTCGATCTGGATTGATCTGCGCGGGTTTCAATATGCCGTCGACATCCCCTGCTATGGTGTACACGCCACTGGTTGTTAGTGCCAGTAATCGTTTGATGTTCACCATGTGCTGGATCTCGTTGATCTTGTTGCCGGCAATCGTGAATGTGATGGCGTCGTCGTCCTGTTGTGGACTGCTATAGGTAAAGTTTTGATAATTGGCGGAACGTGATGTGAATACTGTTTCCGGCTCATTGTCGGTACTGGCATAAATTCGACGTTGTTGGTAATAGGTTACCGTCCGCGGATAGTCACCCGATGCACTGAAGGGATTGCGTTCAATGGGCGGTTGAAAATCTGTATTTGGCGTGATGTTGGTATCACTAAAAGACGTGCTGCCGGCAATACCAATGTAACCGTAAACGCTATTGGTTTCTTTGTATACGTGGTATTCCAGGGCGTCGTCCACGGCGCTCCAACTCAATGTAATCGGTGCACTGGATGATGGCGTAGCCGCTGAATCTACTACGATACTGGTGCGTTCGCACGTGCCGCCTGTGGTATACGCTGTATACGATGTACTGTCGATGCCAGACAATTCGAAAGTGTTAGCGGTCTTATTGGCTATGGTGTATCGCGCACCATTGAGTTCGGTCATACCCTCAACCAAATCGAGATAAACTTCGTCACCGTTTGAATAGCCATGCGATGTCACTGTCACAACACATGGATTGGCTTGCGTGGCGCCTGACACAGATTTTGCCGTTTCAAAACCGGGCAGAGATTCTTCGAAAGTTTCTTCCTTGACAGCAGTCACTCTGTAGCGATATGTGCCAGTCCCTGCGCTACCCGGTGAGCCGCTGCCACTGTCAGGTTGCGGAATACTTGGCGTAAATGTTAACGCGCTGAGTGTCCAGCTGGTGTGACCGGTCCTGCTTAAATCACGCTGCAAATAGTTGGTATGTGTGATCGTAACAACATCACCGGATTGAGCGAAATCCAATTCCTGCAAATCCGCTTCCAAATAGGGCGTGCTGATCTCATACACTTTGTAACTGTTACCACCGGACGTGTAAGCTGTGTAGCCTGTGCCATCGAGATCGACGCCGTCCATGTCCTGCAATTCAAATGTGTTAGTGGTTGAGTTGTTAATTTTAAAGTTTCGTCCATTGAGCTCCGTCATTCCGTTAATATCAGCCAGGACGACCTCATCACCGTCCGTATATCCATGAGTGACCGCCGTAATCACAACCGGATTTGCCTGTGTCGCTGCGGAAATTACAACAGCTGATTCCGTTAGCTGTACGCCTTGACGATGAACACGCATATACTGATCGCCAAACTCGAGTACATAGGTTTGGTCATCATTAAAAATGAAGGGTATTTCCCGAACTCGTTTGCTTGAGTCTTTGACCTCAGCAATGAATGTCGTGCCGGCTCGGTTGCTGACGCCGCCGTAACGCTGGACAAAAAAATTGTAAAGTGTTTTTAAGCCTGTCTGATACTTGGTTTGGTCTACCCGACCGTACATGGCTGGTGCAATTTCACCACCGGCAAATGAGCGTTGAACAGCGCTAACCATTGTCGTTCCATCCTTCCAGGATTACGTCGTCAATGAAATCACAACCAGGAAACCGACACAATGCGCGCTCGACGTCACCTTTTAAGCCGACTTGTTCTTCTCGGATTAAGATTTGTTCGCCGCATTGTGGGCAATGGATGATAGCTTTGTAAGGTTGGTGCATGGTTTCGGGCAACATATACCATGTACCTGGTTTGAAATCTTGTGCGTTGCGAATGGTTTTCATGGTTAGCCCCTTTCGCTAATGAATGACGCATCGGCTTCCTTGTCAGGCTGTAATTGATTCAAGGCATTGGCTTCGGCAACAGAAAGCGCGATGTAGTATTCTTTAAAGCATTCCTGCCGCAATCCTTTTTTACGCGCTAATGGTTCGGCAATCTCAGCACCCAGTCGCCACGACAACGCATTGACAAATGCCGGCGTGAAACGTGTCGTGTCGGTTTGCTCTTTGGTGTAACGAATGACAGCATCTTCCTGATCGGTGTAAATCAACTTGTATGTTGAATCGTAACCAATCTGGAAGGGTGGCGGATCAGTCTCGACACGTGTTCCTGTGATAATTTGTCGCATCGCTACACAGTCATTTGGATATCGATAGCTGTAATCCCAATCGTCGTTGGGAGATTCTGCCACCAATTGCGCAGTTGCATAAACAGACGCAAAACCCCAGTCAAAATCTTCTAGGACAGCCAACAACGATGGCGCATAAAACAATCGGCAGTTGATAGCGCCGGCACTGTTTTCGTTGTCAGGATCTTGTACGAATTGAGATTGACCGACACGAGCGATCGCCATATTGAAAATAGTTGCTTTACTTGTCTGAATACTCATTGATTAGTATCCGGATACAACGTATTTGCTGCGTCATTTTTCTTAGACGGCTTTTCCAGTGCCATCTCAGTGATCTGTAGTTCGACGGATTTGCGATTGTTGTTGCCACTGGAATGGCTGGACACGGACGTTACTTCAACCGTGGCCATTAAATTCATCTTCTCGCCAACCGCTGGTAAGTTAGTGATACCCAACTTTGACAACGAGTCATCGTTTAAGTCGACCCGCAAACCCCATGGATAACGTGGCTTGTTATCCTCCTTCGTGATAACCGTATCGGCTTTGACTTCCTGTGCGGTCATTTTCATTGATGTCATATTTGACATTGATCAGCCCTCGAAAGAGTGGAGCGACTAAAAAGTCGCTCCGAGGTTTATGGTTAAATGACGTCCTGATTGCCAGTCGATCCACCACCCCCATCACTTGCCGACGCTTTGGCCGTTTTGTCTTCAGCTGCCTGGTTAGAAGAAATCTTCTTCATCCAGTTTTTACTAAAGGCGCGTGAATAGGGAATAGTGAACTTGTCGCCAGGTAGACGGATCTTGCCGAAATAACCTTTTTTGGTTGCTTCGACATTGATCGGTCCGTCGTTATACACGTTTGGCTTTTCTTCAGCCTTATTTTGCGTGTCAGCGGTATCAGCTTTTGCCGGTTGTTTGGCTGCGTCTGGCGCCGCTTGGTTGTTTCCTCTTGCCATGGTTGTAAACTCCTATCGCATGTTATTGGTGTAGAGTCGCTGCGCTACCTAACTACTTAAGCGTTTGCCGCGTTAGGGTAAGCAGTCCACTTTTGAACGTCGTTGGTTAAGAACGCACTGAAGGCGCCAGCCGTCAACGGACCTGTTGCAACCGTGTAACGAACACCCAGGTAACGCTCATAATCACCCATCGGCAACGCCATGGCGATAACCATATAGCCGGCAACCAGTGTTGCTTTGCCAATGGCTGAACTGGTCCAATGTACCGTTGCTGAAGTCGCCAAGTCAGCAGTGCTGTCAGATTCCAGCGAGAACGTGACTGTCGCAGCGCCGGCCGCCGTAGCCGCTGTGTCAACCTGGATTACCAGGAACAGCGGAATACCTTGTCCAATATCACGCAGCGTTGGTGTTGAGCCAAGATCAAGCACGTTGGTCGAAATCGCTGTTGCCGTGACCGCTTGGCTATCAGAGAACTCATTTTCGTAGTCAAGAAACATGTTTTATTTCCTCCTAAAGTCGTTTAACAATACCGTCAATCAGTTGCCAACCAGCTCTTACGAGATAGTGGCTTCCGTGACCAAAATGGAATCGCTACGACGAACAGGAATGCCGTCGAACGTCACCACTTTCTTGCCGGCGACTTGTTCCATGTTGATAAGTACGTTGTTTGAGTTCTTGATCTGACGACGCAAGAACGACCGAACGGTTTTGTTGCAGTAAAACACCGCACGACCCATACCCAAGTTTGGAATTAATTCGATGGCTTGCGTCATCAAATCAACCAGGTCAGATCCGCTCGACGCATCCTTGGTTAAGTTGCTCACATCGATATTGGCAATGCGAACCACATAACGCCAGTCGCGCAGGGTCAAACCCATATCCCACTTGTAGTGCGTGCGATAGCCTTGGTATTTTCCGCCGTTTGCATCTTCGAGCGTTCTTTCGCCAAGGTCGCGGTGTTGCAGGCCTGCTTTACTGCCTTTCGGGTAAAACATGTGACAGGTATTTGGACCCCAAACGATCAACCACACGCTGGTGTTGTCAGATCCTGAGCCGTCACCGAGAATGATGTTGTCGCCATTCTCTGCAGTGGTGTCATCGAAGCGAGGCGCCAGACCCATGAACTTTTCAGGATCAGTGTCAGTGTCACCGTAGAACAAGGTGTCTGCCGCTTCCTGGTTCATGGATTCAATGAAGGCACGATCTTCCGACAAGCGGAATGCGCTGGTGTTGCCATTCAAATCAGCCAGCGCCTTATCCACTTCGGCGTAAGCTTCCAGCATACCAGCGGCATCAGTGACAGGCACTGTGCGTGATTTGCTAGGTTGTACACCGTAGTTAAGTTTGCGCCATGTTGCTGTTGGCAGACCACTGCGCACCGTGGTGCGGTGACCTGTTGGCAAGTTGCCTTCGATGAACGTCGCGTCGTCCAAAATTTCGTTTGTTTCATTCAACAACTCGACAATCGTGTCAATCTTGCCATTTGGATCCAGGCGTTTCGACACGTCCGCAAGTGTTGGATTGCCGTCGTTTAATGTTGGCATAGCTAATTACCTCACGTTTGGTTTTGGTTCGGATACAAGATATCTGCTTTGTCCCTTTGCCCCTGACCTTCACCTTGGCCAGTGTGGAAAGTGTCTTCAGACATCGCCTTAGCGACGTTCTGTAACAGCTTCACCAGTGGCGGGAAATTCCCGTAACCGGTAGCGTTAAGAACGTCTTTTAGTTCCTGGGATCCAAACCGATCCATGACGTTTTGCACAGCGGCACTGTTAGCGTCAAAGCTATCGCCCCCGAACTTTTCGTCATTTTTCAGCTCTGTTTCCCAGTCTTGCACCCGCTGCGTCCATTCCGACTGTATCCCGCTGAGGTATTCGCCAACGATGTTGTTGTTGTGTTCCAGCAGCTTTTGCGCATGCTCCGGAGATAGATTCATCTCTTTAGCAAGTTCGGCTGTTTTGCCGACAACCGCATCACCAAGAACACTTTTTTCCGGCAACTTCAATTCATATTTGACGTCACCACCATCACCGCCGTCTTTCGTTTGGCCACCATCCGCACTGGCACTATCACCAGATTGACCATCCGGCTGGCCTCCTGAATTGCCATCGGTATTAGAACTCGCAGCGTTACTGCTTTGCTGGCCATCGGCGGCGCCTGTGTTATTGTTGCCGTCAGTGTTTGCATTACCAGCATTGCCTTGCTGACCTTCACCCGCATTGGTGTCATTCGTAGCGGTATCTTTAGCCATGTTGATTCTCCTTTGCCTCTTTCATCATTGTGATTAACTGTTCCGGGCACGCTTCATTGATGTCTGTCATGATCGACAATCCAATGTTGCGCATCCCTTCATTGAAAAATGTGTGACTATTGCCGGTAAAGCTGGTTTTGTAGATGCCGCTGAACTCCAAAAGCCGCCAAACAAACCGACGACCAAATGCTGAATTCAATACATTGCGCACATCGTTAAGTTCCTGCTCACGTCGGTTTTTTTCGTCACGCACCGCGCCGCGCACCTGCTTGTCGTCCGCAGCGTTTTTAACTGTTGGCTCTTTTTGATAGTTTGTTTGTGCCATTAACTCACCATTTGAATTCGAGCTTGGTTGTCTTTGTCCCACTGCATGGCGTCCATAATCGAAAAGTGATAATCGCCAATGTTTGCAATGTTCTTTGATAAATCGATATCCATGAGGATGTCGTAACCCATCATCACAGCTCGATCGCTGAAGTTTTCTGCGTCCGAAATCCATTGATATTTGTCGTCAAGATTCACCTTGAACCAAGGCATTGGCATACGCACAAATACTTCACGTTTAACCAACAGGAATCCAAGGCCTAGGCGTTTCACTTTGATGACGCCGGCCTGATCCTTCGCGAGCTGGATAGGTCGATTGCCTTTGTCAGAGGCATTGATAACAATCGGTGTGGTGTTTCGAACTACACCTGCACCAATGATGTCTTTGTCCTGGTTCACTAAATGGTGAACGCTGTCTGGCGGAAACGTTAAGCTCGTATCCAAGAACAACACAAAATCAACATTGAGCTTGTCAATGGCAATCTTGGCGCCTTGATTACGTGCTACATGTGCGTGCTCACCATTGACAACCAATGGTTGAACGACATAACCACGCAGCGACATATCCACCATCATGCGCGTTAAACAAATAGCGAAATCCGGATGATAATTTGCTGTTGTGTATATTACGATTGCGACTTTCTTCATGCTGCCTGTCCCCCTGGTGTTTGCCCTTGTCCGAGTAATTGTGTAAGGGCGCTGCTATCAGTAGTCTTTGCTTGACTGAGATCCTTGGCGGTTTGCGCGGCCATTTGCGCTTGCTGAATTTGTTGTTGTTGCGCCATTTGCTGTTGGCGTTCTTCGCGAATCTTTTGCACCTGGTCATCACTGCGTACCAGTCTTGGCGGTACACCCAGCATGTCGGCAACCTCATCGATCGATTGATCAATGTCAATCTTGTCAATGGCGTCCTGTTTGTACTGAGCAACACTACCCACATAACCGGCGAATTTCTGAACGGACTGCATGCCGACCAGTTTTTGTGCCTGGTGCAAAATGCTGATGTATTCCACACGAAGGTTAACACCGGCCAATTCTTTTGGTGGTTCTGGAATTTGCTTGCGGCGCACCATGATGTTAAACACGCGATCGATATCAGAGTCATAAAGCTCTGTATTCAGGTTTTGAAGTACTGGACCTAAAGCCAGCAGCTTTTCTTCGTGACGTTCAGCCACTTCCGTGGCGGTAATTTGCCGGCGATCGCTCATGGCCAGCATCAAAAACAGGTCTTCATAGAAACCACGGCTTATGCGTTTCTGGTGTTCGGCGATATCTTCGCGAGCATCGCGAATGTTGAAATTGATTTCGTGCGCTGGCTTGAATCCTTGCCCATTGGTGCGGTCGTCGATGTAGGTAATATCACCAGGCAGTAACGATGCCTTGCTGTTTCGCATTGACGTGGGTGCCGTCATTGGCGGGTCAAGGGTTTTATCGATCGCTTTGGCTTTTTTCTTGTGGTAGAGCTGCAGTGCTTTGCAATCACCCAGCGTGTCCATACCAGGGCAATATCCATACACGTCATTGCCCAGCAATTCCCAGCGCGGTGACGACAAGGGGAATTCTTCAAACCCCGATTGCCTTAAGAAACCGCCCGTTATTTTGTCGCTAGACGTCTCGTAGTACAACGAGATGAAAGGCTTGTAGCGAGCCTCAAGTTTAGACTTGTCTTTGTAGTCGTTCGGTTTAACCACATGAACGATGTCGATGAGATTTTCGTAGTTGCTGTTGTCCCACGCGTTCCTGACGTTCAGCGAAATGTTATCCCACATTGGCTTGCCGGTTTTCAAATCATAGCGAGCAAACTTCTGAACAATCTGCCGGACCGTCAATTGTTCTTCACGAACAATTGTGTCAACTTCCAGGCGATCATTGCCGCCGAGCGCGTAGGTGCCAATCGGGTAGTTGTAACAGCGGATAATGTCTTTTTCATCTTCCATGATGGCACGTGGCGCGGTGCCAAATACAATCAAATCACCGTAGATGTACGGCATGGAATTGTAATAATTCGACTTGAGTAGTATCGCGTTCATGCGCATGGTCACGGTGTGTAGCCATTGCTTAACCGCGCCATTCTCTGCGAGATCAGGATCCGGAGTCGTGAGACGAAACCAAGGGCGCGCTGGGTTTGAGGTGCCGGACATCATACCTGATCGTGCCGTCCTAACTGCAAGCGTTGCCGTGTTGTCGATGATTTTACTGTTACGCTTGTCGCCTTTGTTGCGTTGGTTTTTCTTAAACCTGATACGCCAAGGCAGGATGTAGTCACCCAAATCCTGCCAGTGTGGTTCCCATGTGCTGCGATCTAACAGCAATTGGGTTTTCAGTTTCTCGCAACGCTCGCGCAGTGTTTCCATGAATTCACTGCCCTAGTAGCGTTTTACGGATCCCGTTTGCAGCTTGGCCGAACGTTCCCCCGGGGCCGGTGAGGATCGTTCCCGCTCGTCCTTGCGCCGCAAGCGCTCGTTGCTGCACGAGGCGCGTGATATCCGCTAACTTCGCGATGTTTGGTGTTGCCGCTTTGGGTGGTGCTGGTGCCTTGGGTGGTTTCGGCGGTTTGATGTTTTTCAAAAGCAGTTGCGGTAACGCGCCCGCAATGTTTAATACGTTGCCAACGCCACCAGCTAGATTGTTTAATCCATTCGAGATGCCGTTGCCGATGTTATCCACCGCTTTAGTGACAGGATTCGAGCCCATGACTTTGCTCCCTTACTTATCGAGTCGTTTAACATACAAGAGCTCATTGAGCTCGTATCCGAGTCTTTCAAGTAGGGGTCCAAAGTTGTGGTTTATTTTGACGTGATGGTAGACAAGTTGCACACCATCTTGTTGGAGTTGCTTATCCGCGTATTGAATTAATTGTATACCAATTCTTGATTTTCTGTAAGCTGGCGTCACAAAGAGCACATCCTGGTGAGCTTGCATAGAATCCATGTAATGGATATTCGTTGACACCAGGTACGCAGCATAGCCGATCAGTTGATCATCGTGTCGCACCGTGTAGATTCGAAACATCCCGGTATTTTCCAATTGTCCGTATTGCTCAACATCCGGATTGAGTGGAATGTCGTGATATCGTGCGATTTCCTGGTAGTGTTGCTCGATGAGTGGTGCTAGATCAGACCATAACTCGTTGATATTCTCGCGTTGGAATTGCAGGTTCACGGCTGCTACCCTTTTTTTTAATTCACTTGAGTATTGGAAAACCGCCAGCAGATTGCAACGTTACTGGTAGCGTGAATCATCGAATGGATCGTATTCTGTTTTGGCGCGATGGTTATCGGACTGCAGTTGGTCTTCAAGTTTGTTTCTCGGTTTGGGCACCACCGGTTGCGCGAACGTCAGCGCAAAGCCATCCGATTCGTCTGGTGACTCGCCGCCCAGGTCTTCCTTGATTTGGTCTTTATCGATCACCTTGAATTTACCATTTTGAAAATCGTACTTGATGGCGCATAACTGGCGTTTGAGGTTTGGCACATTGGGCAAGGCGCCGCCGTTCTTCACCCACTCTGATGCCTCGAAATACATTTCAGCGCGAATGTTCACGTACCGCGGATCGCTGGCCTTACCGTTGAACGCAATGGGGATTGGAGTGTGACCAGACTGGATCAAACTGTCTTCGACACCCGTAGACCATCCGCCAGTGCTATCCAGGAACATCGCGTCTGCGTCCCACTTGTTGTGCGCCTTAGCAATACGGGCAGCGAATTCGTGGCTGCGTTGGTTACGCGTAATGACAGGCATGAACGCCGCCTTACCTTGGCGTGGAAATATCACGTTTTTATCGTCCCCGAAACGAGCTGTGTCGATACCCAACACCTTCGCGGCGAAGTCGTATTGATCTTTGCGCAAGTGCCGTTCCATAGCCGCTTGCACTTCGTCAGGACTGAATAGCGCGTTGAGTGAAGACGGTGGAAACTTCCCGAACACGTTGACCAGCACCCACGGATTGTCGCGTCCATACTTCTCGATCTGTTCACGAGCCCACTGCATGCTAATGCGTGGCGAGCGTTTCGGGTCGTCTGGATCCCCAGTGATCTCGAACACTTTCCACAAATGCGCCTCATTGGTCACAGCTGCATAGAGCGGACCTTCCAAGTGAGTCGGGTTTCCTGCCTGCATGATTTTGCACTCGATACCGGTAGACAATCCACCTTCGGCGGCAGCCATTACCGCGTTGGGTATGCCGCCTGATTCGTCCAGGATGAACAGCAGGTAATCCGCGTGAAGGCCTGCCAGTGTGTTGGCTTGCTGTTCCTGGTCGGCACCCTTGGACCAGGTACGGGCTGACAGGAACCACGTTTCAGGATGCTGCTTTGCGAATACTCGGGTTTTTGTCCATTCAAATGCGTGTTTTAGATATTCGGATTTATTGCGCCACTTGGCGAGCTCCGGCCACAAGTTATCAGCCAGGTTGTCAGCGGTGATGGACGTGGCTGCGCATTTTGGATGTGGTCGAGTACTCAGGAAGTTCCAGGCACACCACGCAAGGATCGCGGTTTTACCTGGTCCCTTGCAGGCTTTCATCGCTAGGCGTTGGTTGTACGGGAAGGCCTCAAGTACATCGCGTTGCCAGGGATCAGGATCCACACCGAATTGATCATAAACAAACTGGACTGGATATTCTCGCCATTGTCGTATTTGTTCAGCGGCGATATTAAAATCGGTCATGCTGCTTTGTCGTTATCTTTTTCGTTGTTGTTGTCTTTTGGTTTCATGCTCTCAGCGATAATCTGTTCCAGTGTCTTACCGACATCAACTTCAAACTTGTCGGTAAACATCTTGTAATAGCGTCCGAGCATTTCAGTGAATTTTGTTTTATCCGTTTTGTACTCGAATACTTTCCGGCCGTTCTTGCCCTTCGTCATCTTAACGCCTGTTATCCCGCGCCGCACCCACTCTGGCAAGTCTTGTATCGGTCGAACGTTTCCGTTCTTATCAAACAGCTGGCCAAGGTCAATCAACGCGCCGGCACACATCTCTTTGAACACACGCAATGCGTCAACGTCCGCCGCTTCTTCGACGGCTTTTTGTTTCTTGTTTATATATTCGACAAACTTAGCATTCTTTAGCAATCTCGACGCAGCCGTGTGCGCGGCTTTGTCACCGCACTTGTAGATTTTCTTGTAACAAGCACTAAGGTTGCCACGTAGTGACTCATCAGGAGAGCCACGGAACAGATCAGCAACAGCGAGCTGCTTGTCGTTTATTCCGTGGCTATTTTTTTTCTGTTTACCAGGCATTAGAGCTCGAGTTCTTTTTGCACCATGATATCGTGTGCCTTCAATGTCTCAAAGAACGTAAACAAATACGCGTCCTTTTTCTTCTGATCCATTTTTATGTAGTCTAACCCTGCCTTGTAACCGGCTTTGTTAAGGCCTTTCGTTTCAGCTTTAGCCAGCTGTGAATTGACTTCGCTTTGCTGCTCAGCACGTTTGTTACGCGCTTCGTCAATTTTTGTAGATAAATTGAGAATGATTGCCTTTCGCTCATCAGCATCCAGCTTGAGAAAGCGTTCCAGTTTTGTCTCTTTCTCATTATCGTCTTCGGCGGTTTCGTCATTTCCCTCAGTATCCGCCTGTTCCTGCGCTTCAAGTGCTTTCTGAACTTCTTCGCCGAATTCGTCATCCAAAAATTCCCCTTGTGGTTCTTCGTCGATAAAGTCTTCTTCGAAAATATCATCCGCTGGTTTGTTCATCGTTATGTTCCTCCGTACATGGATTGAATATCAACACCGTGGAATGCCTTCACCAGTTTACGTTTTAATTTGAAGACTGGATCCACGTTCTTGATATGGCCCTTAACGTCCACGACGATTGTTTGCTTTGTTACTAAATCATCATAGACAAAATCTGCGACGTATTTTGTAATCAGCTGCCCTTCGTACTCGATTTTAAATGGCACACTGGTGCGCAAGTTGGTTATTAATCCCAATTCTTTACGTCGCCATAATTCATAATAATAATTTTTTTCCACCTTTGACATGAAGTACAGTAATTTTTTACCACCGCACGCTTTACAGAATTTTGTTTTTTTATTGTGTTCGTGATGGCATAGTATGCACATCCAGGTGCGTAACGCCCGCTGGTGCCCTTGTGTTTTGTGTCGAATGGGTGGAAGTAAATTTCTCATTTCAAATATTTAATCCGATGATTATCCCTATCGCTAAAGCACAAATTGCCAATATCACCGCATCGGTAACACTAACGTAGTGCTGTCTCATGTTCCGAGCTCTTTCGCCAAACTTACATCTTTAAAATATTCGTTGGCATAAAACTCAGCTGTGTGGTTTTTGCAGCGCGCGTGATGGATACCCCACTGCAGTTCGTCGCATCCTTCCTCGATACACGTCTGCAATCCGTGATTGTTCTTGACCGTTTTCGGATTGATAATTTTCAGTAAGTCAGCCGGTCGTGGCGGATGCGCTGACGATCGGCGATGCATTGACAATGCGTGTGCGATTTGCTGAAGCGAGCAATCCAGGAGATCAAACCAAAACTGGTCCAACACATCCACGTCGATTGTTTTGTTATATACCTTCCAAGTGGATGCAATTAATTTTGCAAATTGTTCGCGTTCGTCATCAACCATGCGCACCCCCGTTCACGAATTTTTGGATTGCGTCGTCTTCCCGATCCGCTGGTGTAATGCGAGCGTTGTTCTGTGCTTTGGATAACCAGCCATTCACATATCGCATGATCCCGCTTTTGGTCTTTCGCCGTCTAGGGTTGTTAAGACTCCACCCCTTACAATTTCGAAGTTCCTGCATCACATCGATACCAGGGTAGAGTTCCAGAAATTGATCCACCATCGCTTGTGTAATCGGGAAATCGGTTTTGTCGTTTAACGGTATGAGGATCACAGTAGGCGATTCAGGTATGAGCGTTGCGTCGTCCACGCGTTGACGCTCAAGGCTATATCCCTTCCCTTCCCTTCCTGTTCCCTTCCCTTCCCTTCCCTTCCCTTCCCCCGAGGTTGTTCCGTACGAATCAGACAACGCGTCGTTATTGTGTAGTTCACGCGTGAGCGACGCGTCAGTAAATGTTTGACTTTGCGTTGTTTGTTCTTCGATAACTTCCTCAGATTCGTCGATTCCAGGGATATCGGAGTCTTTTTCGCGGTGATTGATCACTTGATGCTTACGAAACGTCGGAATACACCCGTACCACTCGCGTCCCACACGGTATTTGACGACCATTCCAAGCGTGAGCCACGCGTCGAGCACGCGTGAAAAATCGATTTCATCGTAAGGTAATACGTCAAGTTTCAGTTCCCAGGGTCGCCATTTGAAACGGCCTTCACGATCGCAGACCGTAAACATCATGACCCAGGCAAACCGAATCGGCGCCTTGAGAGTCTTTTCCAATTCGAAAAGATCACGGTGCCTTGCAAGTTCGGGTTTCACTGTTCTGATGCGAGCCATAGTTATCCACTTTGTTGGTTGTTGGTTAATGGGGTTGCCGTCTTATCGTGATTAACTTTTCCCGTATTGCCGCCCGGACTATCAAAGGCGTACCGCGCAATCGCTGGTTTGTTTTACCCACACCGCAGCCGTGAAAGAACAGCATCGGAGGCAGCTTGCAGTTAGAGATCACAACTTTGGTCACCATCCAGACGGCAAAACAGCGGGACGGCTTGGATACCAGACGACCTCCTTTTGATTTTGTTAAAAAAAATACCGGCGTCGCTAGGGAAACGCCGGTACCAAGTTTGGGAGGGTGCTGCTTTTTTTGTTGTGTTATGCGTAAAATCCATTACACTAACACCTATGCTCAGTTAATATTTATGGTTGAGCAGAAAAATATACTTACACAGTAAAACTGTGAATCAGTTACCTTGCTTTTGTAGCCATTAAGCCGCATTCTCGCTTTGTTGTTCTGGTTGGTTCAGCGTTGTTTTCTCGGTAACTTCTTTGTGCAGGGCGATGAGCTTTTCCCCCAAACCGTGTGGTGGTTCCTGACCTTTTTTGATGCGATGGATTCGCGTCTGGTAGGTACCCACGCGTGCCGCAATGCGTGCCTCGGAGCGGGTTTCATCGAACTGCAATAGCTCGTTGATTAGATTTGACCAATTCATTACCCAAATCTAATACACATTTGTATTGCTTGCAAGTCAATTAATGCTGATTTGTATTTTTCAGGGATGGGAATTGTCTCTATGATTGGCCAAATGATGGACGTAAGTAACGTTTTAAGCTATTTGATGAAAAAGCAGGGATTGTCTGAGAACAAGCTCGCGCGCGACAGCGGTGTTCCTCAGCCGTCCATTCATCGCATATTGACTGGCGACGTCCAAGACCCCATGACCAAGACCATCAAACCCTTGGCGGACTACTTCAAAATCACAGTAGCACAATTACGCGGTGAAGCACCGATCGAAACGTTTGTTTATGAATGGATTGATATTATTATGGACGAAGCCAAAGCTATGGTAGAAGAGTCACCATTCAAACTGGGGGTAAGTTTCTATAAACAATTTCTGAAATATGGCTTAGAAGCCGTAAAAAATGAATTGCCACCGGCAGATCCGGAAAGACTGGCCGCTGTCAGAAAGCGATTACGCACCGGGTTTGAGTTGCGATGAGAATCACCTGGTTATTGCCGGCCACTCTTTTGATCAGCTGCGTAGCCACACCACAACGCCCACACGCCCCGCCCTTACCGCTCTCCACAACCAACGCCATCCAAGGTTATAAAACCTGTGTTCATGATAATACGGAGCTTCTCAAGCGCGCAGACGCTGAGCCTGACAATATCGCTGACGCTGTTTTGTCTCGCTGCGAAATTCAACACGACAACGTTCGTGCTGAGTTGCACAAATACTACGACACCATCACCACCGACACATCCATCACCGAGCCTGCCATTCGCCGCATCGAAAGCGAATACCAAATAAAATTAAGACGTTATGTTATTAATGCGGTTGTATCTGAAAGGGTTATAAGTAAATAGCTACAAGATAATAATTTAATTTTATAGAGGATAAATTATACAGATTTGCATTAGGTTAAATCGTTACCTATTGTAACCCGCTCTGTTTTATTCGTATACATCTAGGGGTCAACATGGATAATGATATAAGAATCAAAATATTAGAGGCGTACAAGAGGGATATCCGACTAAAAAGAATGATTATTTTCTGTTTTACGAGTTATGTTTTTCTACATAACGTAATGCACGTCATCAGTTGAACACTGTTTTTTCGTTTCTTTCGGAAAACCTGAATTCAGCTTGTTACGGTTCCCTACAAATTCCAAACAAATCGCTTACATAGTCCCCTTATGTAGCTGTGACGCATGCCGCCAAAAAAAAGACAAGTAAATTATTTTTGAGAAATAATACACATCTGTATTGACGGTAATACATTTCTGTATTAGTGTTATTTCCAACTGATGAAAACGTTGGAGATCGCACACATGTCAAGTCGCCCTACCAATAGTGAGTCAATTCTTAACAACGCCATTGATGATGTTGAGTTAATAGCACAAGAACAGAGCACCGACGTGCACGACGCTGTTCACCTCTACATTTGCCGTTTCAAGCCAGCTTCCTGGTTACGCGCTGCTTTGGCCATGCATTACATGCCTGTGCGGTTACACAAAAAAACCGGTTAACAAAAACAAAGGACGATAGCCATGCCATTGGATGCAAACACACAAGCCGCCGACGAAGAACTAGTCCGACAAGCCGTACTACAACGCAAGCAGGAATTTTACCGACTTGAATTCTGGCGCACCGTCGACCTACCCATGATCGTCGAGTCACTTGAGAATCATGCGAATGCCGAACTCGTTTACCTAGTGCGAACCAATGCCAGCGGCAAAAAGAACGCGGCCATTGGCGGCTTACTGATGCAGTACCTGGACAAACTCGAAACGCATTACGTCGAGCAAAATATCGAACGCGGAGAATTCTAACCACAAACAACAAGGAGTCACGTGATGGCACACGTCGGTAGCAGTGACTTAGATTCGGCAGCGGGTTGTATGTATGGCGTTCTTACCGGCGCCACCATTCTGGTCTTAATCGGAATCGTGTTGTGGATATTGTTTTATTGATTATCGCCTTGCTCGTTTTTGGGTGGGCAATTTATTCAGACCATCGAAATAGGAATCGTTACAGTGAGCGCAGAAAAAAAGCAGATTGAGGAACAAATCAAAGAAGGTGAATTAATTCAGCTAGGTTTGCACGACGACCTACCTGAAGAGCAATACCACAAATCGCCTGGTATCAGTAAGCATGGTTTGGATATGCTCAACCAATCCCCTGCTCACTACATCGTCTCTAAATCTGAACCGTGGGAACCAACACAACCGATGATTGTAGGCAGTGCATTCCATTGCCTAACGCTCGAACCTCATAAGTTTGATGAACGTTTCGTCGTAAACACAATACACAAAGATTTCAAAAAACAAGTTGCTAAGGACTGGCGGGAAGAACAACGCAAATCTGGTAAAGCCATTTTATCACAAAAAGAATACGACAACTGTCGGTACATGGTCGAGGCTATTCGCAATCATCCACGTGCCAGTATTCTTTGCGATCCTGATATGGGTAAAGCTGAAGTATCAGGCTACTGGATTGATAAAAATCGCAGTCTTTGGGAAGAAGACGGACTCGACCCAACTAACCGATTGTGTCGCATGCGTATTGACTTCATTAATGAGGCTCACAATTTATTGGTTGATCTTAAAAAAGCTGAGTGCGCTGGCATGTCTAAGTTTGCGCGCCAAATCCATAACTATCGCTACCACGTGCAACATGCTTTTTACATGGATGGCTTTCGCCAGGTCAAAGGCGGATTTAACCCACAGACTTTTATCTTTGTTGTCGTTGAGCCAGAACCACCCTACGCAATTGGTTTGTATGAACTTGCGCCCAAGGATGTTCGGCTTGGCCGGCAAATCTATAAACGCGATTTGCAACGATACCACGAATGTATGACCAACAGGGAATGGCCAGCGTATGACGATCGCATCCGATCACTTGAACTGCCTAAGTATGCGGAATACTTAGATTACTACTAGAGGACTTTTACAAATGGGAAAAATGAACGAAGAAGCACAAGCAAAAGCACGCAAGAACCAAACTGAAATGGATCGCGCTAAACGTGCATTGCAACAAAACAAAGAAGCACAGACGGCTGGAATTTCAGCGCCCAGTATTACATACGCAGAAATTGCAGAAAAAATTAACACAGCAAAGACCTATGATGACGTCAATGACGCTGAATCGTTAATCGTGAATTTACCAGAGGACCAAAAAAACGAGCTCAAAGCACGAGCCGAAAATAAGCGATTAGCGCTAGATAACGCTGTGCAAGCCGAGTATGAGCAACCCGAATTGACTCCTGAGCCGGAAGTCTCTGCCGACGCTCCTGTGTCATCAGTTCCCACTGAGGCAGAATCGGTGCAGGAGTCTCCCAAAAAGCAAGAGATGGTAGTCCCCGTTATTACTGACAGAACTGGCAAAACAAAAGTATTGAAGCCTACATCTACCAGCTTTTTTGTCGAGGTAAATGCTTTCGAAACAGCGCAGCGCATTGCCAAATCATTGTGCGCGTCAACGTTGGTGCCGAAGGATTACCAAGGAAATGAAAACATATCCAACTGCATGATTGCGTTGGAAATGGCGCAGCGTATGAACACTAGCCCGTTGATGGTTATGCAAAATCTTTATGTCGTGCATGGTCGACCAGGCTGGTCAGCGCAATATGTTATTGCCTCGATCAACAAAACCGGCAAGTACTCACCGCTGCGTTTCAAGCTTTCCGAGCGAGACAATTTTGAAACCGAAGTCGAGTACACAGAATACGAATGGAGTGCTACGGATAGGCGCAAAGTACCCATTAAGAAAAAAATTAAGGTATTCAACCGTACTTGCTTTGCATGGGCAAATGAGCTTGATACCGGCGAAGTATTGGAAGGTCCAGAGGTTTCGGTCGTGATGGCTGCATCAGAAGGATGGCTGCAGAAAGATGGGTCCAAATGGAAAACCATGGAAGATGTCATGCTGCGCTATCGTGCTGCCAGTTTCTTTGGAAAATTGTATGCGCCTGAAATTATGATGGGCATGCAAACAGCTGAAGAATTATCGGACATCATTGAAACCGATAACGTGAACGGCGTTTACCAAAACGCTGATACGGATATCGACAAATTAAACGATAGTTTATTAGGTGCGAAAACAGCCTAAGAGAACAAGGAGGTTGCAGCACCTTCCCTGTTAGCCCCTGATGATCTTGCGACAGTGAGTGTGACGGCTCTCGAAATGTCAACGGTGCATCAGGATGTCAGGCAAACAAAAATGCTGCCGGGTTGGTCATCCCTAAGCGGAAGGTCTTTAGGAGGACTGGACCACCAACGCTGGCGTTAACAGGTAGAGTTCGCGGCTCTGCCTGGCCAGCAACCGCATCTATAAATGAAATTAAATAGCACACGGACATGATAATGAAAATCTCACATATAGAAAAAATTGTACTTGTGTTAATCGTATTGTTCATCATTGCTTTGGGGTTTTTAGTAAAAGGCTGTTCTGTGTTGACTAGCCGGATTGATCAAAAAGGACTTAAAGATATAACTGAACAAATATGGTACGGCAAGAACGGCAAAAAACAATGATTCTCAATGGCGACACAAAAATAAGCTATACAGCATTCGGCCGGCCGCAGGAATTGGACGCCAGCTGGTCGAAATTTAAAAAAGATTGGGATGAGGTAATCCCACCAGATGAGATGCGTCGCATCAGTGAAGAAATCCAACAAGGTAAAGTAGCCAAGTATGACGTGCTGATGGTTTGGATTAAGAAACCGTAATATTAATCAACAATTGGAGAACCCGAAATGTCAATGCTACACACAAAATGCAAGCGCTGCAGTCGACCATTGCGGAGTAAAAAAAGCATGGAAATTGGCTACGGCCCACATTGCGCTAAGGTTGCCGGCGTTCGATACGAACTGAAGGATAACCAGGTTATCGCCAAAGAGCGGTTAGCAGTAATCGACGAGCCTATGTTTTTTGATGTTGTTCTAAAGCGCGATGGCGCAGACACGTCCGGCGAAGCAATTACTAACGTACCCTGGTCAGTGATCTGGCATTCACCTGATGGTTTTAATTGGGGTTATGGCGGATCCGGACCAGCCGACCTAGCGCTCAATATTCTCAACGCTTATGTGCCACCAGGTACCGACGGACTGGAAAGCGTTAAATGCTACCAAGGCGAATGCTCAGCAACGGCCAGCTACTTACACCAAGAATTCAAACGGGAAATAATTGCCGCCATTCCGGTATCAGGCGCAACGATCTACGCCGAAACCATTCACTCATGGATCAAAAAGAAAAAGGAACTGTTGCCAGAATCGTTTTACATCGAGCATCAGCGATTGGATACACAACTGGAATTTGCGAAAGCTAATTACTCATGAAAGGCTACATCGAAATTGCCGGACTTATAAAACACCAGACTGAAAAAGCTGTGTTGTTTCATGATGGCACCAAAGATGTGTGGATCGCAAAAAGCCCTTGGAAATGCACAAGTTCCAGCAGTGGTTAGAGCAGCATGGAGGCTTTTAACTGAATGCGATCCTTAACCGACGTACTCAACGAAACAGCTAACTTGCTGCAGGAAAACGCTGACGTGATAGCTAACTCGTATACGAATCCTGATGGTAAGTTCTTGTTCTCAGAGGACGAGCGCATATACAACCGTCACGTGAGCCTGATCGCTGACTTGCGGGAACATAAACAACAACTCGATAAACTTGAAGGCGAAGGGAGAAACTAAGAACAATGAAAATATTTTGCACCGGATGCAACAAAACAGGAGTAGCCAGTTAAGTTAATTTGCAGAGGTGGCCGAGTGGCTCAAGGCAACGATGAGAGATCATAGCTCTATATACGTGATGTTGGCCGTCCATGTCTACGATATCCGCAGGTTCGAATCCTGCCCTCTGCGCCATATACCAACAGCGAAAGCGTGACGGCTTTTTAAAGTTAAAGGAATTGGAAAAATGAGCGAAGAAAAATTTGAACAATGGGCAATCGTTGAAATATTCGGCCACGATATGTACGCCGGCCGCGTGACTGAAGGTGTTATTGGTGGTTGTTCTTTTGTCCGAGTGGATATACCAAAAATCGGCGAATTGGAAGGATTCACAAAATTCTTTGGCCAGGGCGCAATATATGGCATGACCATTGTTGATGAGCAAACAGCAAGGATTAAAGCCGCAGCGTTATGTAAACAGCCAATGGATTCATGGTCGGTCGGTCAATTGGTGGAGAAAGCTGTCCAACAGCGCCTATTGGAAAGCAAGCCGGTTGAAAGCGACGAAGAAGAAACAGAGGATTTTTACTAAAACAAAATTCGGGAGACAACAATCATGAAATGGATCAAGCAGATATCTGAAAATGATGACCTAATAATTTTAGTCGGCGCAATCTTAGCAATATTCGTGGGATGCTGTGCCCTACTCTACGCCAATAGTGCTGACGCCGCCATGCGTCAACATCCTGAAGTCTACTATCAGGATCAATTCTGCACGCCAGCTATCAGCATAACCAATACGACACACAACCAATACAGGTTTAGCGATGGGAAAATCGCGGACTGTGTCACCAAGTATGGTGTGGTGTTTGAGATCGACTTCGCTAACAAGGGATGGACAGAAGCGGTCGGGCAGTCCCTGCATTACGCGCAGCAAGCCACGCGTGATATTGGCCGGCCGTTCGTCCCGGGCATTGCGGTGATTGTTGAATCATCAAACGACTGTGACGATCTTGTGACGCGGTATGCAGAGAATGTTAGTGCTGCGATTGTCGAGATTGGCAACTATGCCTATCAGTGCGCAAAGCAATGATTAAGGTTGTTCGCAAATACCGGGGTAACGTACAACAACAAATCGTTAAGAATAATCTGACCGGTTATGTTGATGATGAAGGTCATGTGCGAATGACTGTTGGCACTTGGGACGGTCGTCGCATTTACTACGAAGTTGTTGTCACCCCGGTTGATATTAAAAGGCTTGAAAAGCTTTTAAGAGAAGCAAAAACAAAATTGGGGGTTAGCTAATGACAAAACCGATGGGACTTTTCTGCCGTATGTTTCATAGAAAACACCATGCGATGACGAACTACTCCAGGCGTGGCGCGGCAGGGTATGGCGCGGCATGGCGAGGCAGGGCAGGGCGAGGCTAGGCTAGGCAATCATTTTTTTAAAGTGGCCAAAATGAAAAATATAACGTTAACAACCATTGGCATCCATTCAGATGGATCGACAGAGTATCGTATTGTCATGCCAGGTTGTAATGACATCACCATAATTACACAGAAACCATACGAAGAAGTAGTCGAAGACTTTAACAAGTATGTGGACCGGGAGCACCAATTCATCGAAAGCGCTAAACGGCAATGCGACAGGTTTCATAAAAAACGAATCAAAGGACTTGCCTTATGTTAAATGTAGCTTTGAGTCGAGCATCGAACAGCGCGAAAGCTGTGATACAGTGCATAAGACGAAACCACAAACCACGACGCGTGTTTATCTTTACGGATGGCAGTGTCAGGACGGCTCAGCCTGGTACGTCGCGCTGCAATGATCTGGAAGCTTTTTTTATTGAGTGCTTAGTCGGCACCTATGACGAAAATTCGACTACCATACAAATTGCCGCTGATATCAGGGAACATGTGCGAGAAATACAAGGTACGCAGAAATGACAGATACGATCATAATTGATGTACATGAAGCCGCCAATATAATTGGTTGTTCTGTTGATTTTGTTTATATACTGGCTGGCAACGGACGATTGCCTGGTGCAAAGGTTGGTAAAGAATGGCGATTCGATCGAGATGATATTCGAGAATTCATGCGAAATCAAATTATTTTGCAAACAAAAAAACGTATTGATCCAATTATTGGATCGCCCAGAAAACAACATAGCCATGATTATGGCGAATTACCTGAGTTACCACCGGATGCAATAAAATTGGTTCCTAATTAATTACCATAGTTCATCAGCAAGGTTGCTACCTCGTAAATTGGCGTAACGCTTCAACGTGCGCAGATCCTTATGCCCGGTAATTTTGGCAATCTGAATATCCGACAATCTGGTACGTTCGTATAACCTGCTCGTTGCTTCGTGACGCAGATCATGAAAGTTTAATCGCTGCAAACCAACCTGCTCGAACACCCTACCAAACTTCTTAGACAGCAGCGACGTGGTGCGCTTAAGCTCGCGAGCACTGCGATCTCCATTCCACCAAGGGAAGATAATCCCCTTTTTCTTTTTCATGTATACAGCCATACAGCGCATCACAATGCTATTCATGGGCACTTGCCGCTTGTCTCCGTTCTTGGTTTTATCCAGGAAGATAGTCCGCTTTTTAAAGTCGACCTGGTCCCGGGTCAAAGTGTACATCTCACGCAGCCGCATCGCGCTTTCGATGGCCAGAATGAACAGCATCAACATATCGATATCGTCGCCGATCGCTTCGAAGATCAAGTCTTCTTCGTGTGGGTCACAGCGCTCATCCCTGAATTCTTCTTCCTGGTCGTTGCCGGTAGTGGCGTAGCGTTTTGGCAATACCCGCAGCGGATTGACCAACAGGCCTTTACGTTGCGCCCAGTCGAAACATCGAGCCGTAGCGCCTACATAATGGCGGATAGTCGTGGGTGATAATTGCTGTATTGTTTTCATTTCCTGGATCCAGTTCTCGGCCCAGTCATACGTGATTGTAGATACAGGCAGCAAGCCAATGCGTTCGAGCAACACGTTCATCAAATCAGTATCGGATTTGGATATCGTGATAGTAGTCAGGTACTGGCGTATGAGGTCACGCACCAGGCTTAGTGATTTGGTTTCTTTTGGTTTAAACCGCTCAGGGATTATGCCGTGATTGAGTAATTTTTCCAGGTTTTCTACAAAATTGTCACCTTCGTCAGGGTCAGTAAAATATAGATATATGGGTTTAGGTAATAATTTTTTTCGACGAACGCAATACTCCCAGCGATCGCCGCGCTTGCGTTTAGTTGCCATTCAAGGGTATCCATGTTGTAGTTAGATAAATTGTCCACGGCCAACAATACCATAATTGGAGTGGTATACATATCGTGTGGAGTGGATCGAGATCGGATTAGGTCGGGAAACGCGCAATTGTCAACGTGTGAAATTGCGCTAAGTCATTGAAATAATTGGAGGCTGAGGTCGGAATCGAACCGGCGTCCACGGCTTTGCAGGCTGTTCCACGTGGAACAAAATCAATAGTTTAGAACTTCTACCACCCTACTTGCCACGCCTTTGTACTATATACTTAGTGTTAGTTCCGAGCGTATGCGTACTCTACCGCAGTAAAGGACAACATGGCAAATAATCTTGGAAATAAAATAAGAACAATATGCCTTGCGCTTTTCGCCAATTACCCGGGCATCGACCAAAAACGCCCGGGCGAAATGCTGGACATCTTCAATGAGGAAGTCGGCAAACTTATCGAAAACAACCGCACATTAATGACGCAAGCCGATATCGTGGTGGAGCAAAATAACTTCCTGATGAGTGAGAACGAAGACCTGTTGCAAATGAATGCCAGCCTGGAATATGAGAATTTTGCACTGAGGAAGAAAGCAAAACAGGCTGTGATTGATAACAATGCCGCGGTGCATTCCTACAGGAAATGTAAATCAACTATGGAAGAACTTAAAGCGCAGGTTGAAAGTCTCAAAAATCAAATGCTATAGGTCAAGGTTGATTTTCGGTGTCATGTCTTTAATCAACTTCTTAACCTCTGCTACGTTGACCCAGTGATTTTTTACAGCAATAGACACAAAAACTAAAATTGCTATCAATACCAGGAATGACCAGAATCGGTTTTGTTTCACCAGCTCTGTAAGAAATCCCCACATTAATTACTGAGACGTACGTCAGCTTGTCCGCTACCCCAATCACCAGAGCCAAAACCAATTTTGTATTCGGCGCCACCATCCTCAGATTCTTCACCAGGGAATACACCGTTGCTTGTCCATGTATCAACAGGCTTCCAGCTGGCCTGGTTGTCATACGATCGATAGAGCGTAATCGTTCCAGTCCAAGTATTATCAATCTCGATCATAAACTTACCGCCCAATTTTATGGGGTCGGTATAGGTATCGGAGGCTGTTAACGACGCTTCGACTTCATTCTTTGCCATAGTTATTCCCCTGTGAAATAAAATATTACAATCAGCGATTATTGCCGATACGGTGCAACTTGCTCAATCAAGTGTTCAATATACCAATTCTTTAAAGTAATTAATTTAGCAAGTCTTTTTTTGGCATCCGGTTTCATGCACGCATATTCAGTCGATTTTATTTTAGGATACTCAGGCTGGTCGTTGATCTTGATTTTTGGCGTAATGTATTCTGTTGTAGCACAACTACTCAAGATCAGGAAACTGATTATCGTCAAAATTATCGTCAAGCTCTTTAAGGCGGGTTTTAAGTTCATCGCGTTTCACCTTTGCTTTTTGTGCAGATTGGTTGCTCAGAGCGTTTACGTGCTCTTGGCGTTTTAATTTCCCTGTTACTATCTTCTTTTCCAGGTATTGGGTGCGAGCAAAAAAATAGAATAAGGAAAATAAAACACTAAGAGCGATACCGCCCCAAATTTTTAATTTGAGGCCGATCATTATTTTTCGCTCACTGGTTTCGTAGTAATTTCACGTAAGCCAGCCATCACAATACCAAGACCGACAAACACAAACGCATAATATTTGCCGAAGAAATCGTGAAACATTTCAATGTTTGCCTGCACTGGCGCCAACAGCATGATCAAAAAAGCAGCTCGGTAAGTGCGAGATTTAAACCGTTGTTTTATTGCATTCATATAACCCCCTTATGATCTGGTTTCCCAGGTAATAATCAATTGATGTTGCTCCCTGCCAAGTTGGTCAATGATTTCACGCATAGCGTCAGCACTATTGGCAACACCCCATTTGCCAGGATGATAGTGCAGTCCTGGTGCCACGCAACCAGCCAACTCACTTGGCCAATTAGCAATATGGATCAGACAAGCATAGCGTAACGCGTTCGCGTTTTCGTACTGGTAGACGCCATATTCTTCGTTAACCATCGCGTAACAATGTCCACCAAACTGCTTATTTTTGGTTGTGGAGTCGTGCGGAACAAGCTGGTAATTACCATTAGGAATGCAAGAGACGAATGGCTTGTTGTTTAAATCTTCCCGCTCTACAGTACGATAAACTTTATCACCAACTTTTAACGTACCGAATGTGCCAACACCTGGAATTGAACCGTGACGAGTTAATAATATATCCATGGTAGCGCCTCACTGTTTGCTGTGATACCTGTCAATTTTTGAATCCATGCGGTAAAGATTTTTATAGATGTCTGTTTCATTGTTTTTAATTTTTGACTGTTCTTCCCGCATTTCCTCATACCATTTGACATTGGTTAAATCAATCCTATCGATTGATTGTTTGATGTCGTCAAATTTCACGTTGTTGGTTTTTTCCAAATGCGTAATATTATTCTCGTTGATTTTGGTCATCATATACGAGACAGCAACGGAGGTGCCTATTGCTGTGATTCCTGCAATTATCAACGATTCCAATATCCTGGTAGCTGAAACTTTTGGCGTCATAGTTGTATTACCTATCACAAATGGAATTACACCACTATCCAACAACTCTTTAATGTACTGTGTGAGCTGCATAACTCCCCCGTTTCTAATGGTTTATGCTTTTCAAATATTCATACATTTTCTGTTGTTCAGAGTCATCGTGAGCAGTATCGAATATTAATGTTCCCTTTACTTGCAAATTGCAGCTACTACCTGCCGCATCGCCACGCGTCCCGAGTGTAAAGCCACCCATATTCCCAGCACCGGCATTGCCTGCCACTGCCGTATTGTTGTTGACTCGTAGTGATGATGAGGCGCCATTAAATATACAGGTCAATATGGCGTAGGTGTTTACTGTCCATTCTGTATTGGTAACAGACGAACCAGCCAAAATTCTCACGTTTGGTGAAGGCGTTATTTGTTGAAAGCGCCCTGAATTTAATGTGTTGCCATCGAATATGGATTCTTGATCTGTCCAAGTAACCTGCCGCGCCAATAGATATATGGTTGTTGGTTGGTTGAGCGTGAATCCTGCCGTTTTCAAATACTGTGATATTCCATCAAATAGGATAGAGCCATCGCTTTCTTTTGATGGACGATTGGCGTCGGTGCCTTGTTGCAGATCGTTACCATTACCCGATACGTCTGCCCAATTCGAAACACCCGACCCAGTGATGGTTATCATTTTTTTATAGCGATACCAGGCTACAAGATCGGATCGACTATGCGGGGTAAATGGAACAACCTTGGTTACTACAGTTTTGACTACGGAGGTTACTATATTTTGTTTCATAATTATTGCACCTTGAGATTAGTTGCCAAGTCTCAAAACGATGTCGCCGTAAGCGCTGGTAACGGTAATTGCAATAGTTCCATTGGTTACATAAGAATCGTGCACAGTGACATTCGCACTGCTTTTCACAACTGTTACCGGGAATCCATTGAATCTTGTTGGAATGGAAACCGATTTATTTGTTAAATTCTGGTGTGCAGTAATGTAGCAGTAATAGCGCCCATTCATCGTTGCAATAACCGCTGGGATTGTTAACTCTGAATCAGTGGGCAAAAATGGTGCGCGAAACATCGTCACAAAATCATTGTCGCCGGCAACCGCGTCGCCATCCGCCTGATCAATTACAATAGGGTAATTTTTATTTGCAGCGCTCAAATAGTAAATATTGTTGATATTTGCCGAGCGTGTTGCAGGTACACCGAGATTGTCTTCGCGGCTCATACCAAACACGTGGCCGGATAGAACAACATCGCTGCTATCCTTCCCTATTAAACAAAAATGTGATGCTGGATTGGCTGAATCATCGCATGAAGATTTCGGCACAACGACTTGCGCAGCATGGCTTGTGATTTCTGCAATTGCCTCAAAATCTAATCCACTGACGGCCGCAACTTCCGGAATATATATAAAGGCTTTGTCGTGCATGCCCGCTGGTGTATCGGTCGCCAGTGACACGCGTTGCAATTGAATACCGCCCCAGTAATCAACGTCAAGTGTTCTCGCGTATGCTGCTTTAACGCCATGGCCAGCACGAACAGACATTGCGCCCAGGAAGTTCCATTCATATTCGTAATAAAATCTAACCTGTTCTGCGATGGCTGGACTGTCATAGTATGGCTCAGCTTCGCCCGGTCCAACATCAACCGTTGAGCCTGCGACTGGCGACGAGATCGCAATCGATGTCACTGTGTAAAAATAACCTGTAGTTTCAATTGATGAAGATGCTGCTGGTCCAGCGAGTGATTCAACTAATGCATCGCCATTAATATCTGTTCCTGTAAAAGTGTATGTTGCTGTTGTTTGGTTATGACCTCCCAAATCAAGTACAGTTATTGTATGAGCAAGGCTATCATTGTTTGCACCAGAATAAGTTCCACCTGATGTTAAAACACCATCCATTGTTACTGTAGCGCCTGCGCTTGAATTAGCTGCTGCAATACCATCAGCATCAACACCACTACCAGCGCTTGCTATTAAAAATGCTTGTTGAGATCCAGCGCCAAGCAATGCGTAAACTTCACTAATAACAACTCGACCGCCAATGTAGTCACCATCGGCCGTGATTTCAGTGTCATCAATGCGTAGCTCGCCCAGGTAGTTCCTAACAATTGGAATGACTTGAGCTTGAGCTGACGCACTAACAGAGATGTTAGCGGTATTGGTAGCACCTGAAACGTGTGTCAGCGTCGAGGATCCAAAGTCACTGGTACCAATCACCCACTTGTCGGTTGTGCCTGTGTTCAATCTTACCAGGGTAAGGTTGTCAACGTCGTCGATATAGTACAACACCCACGTATCGGTGCCGTCGCTCCATTTTGACCCGACGTCTATATTTTGTTTGCCATGTGCTGTCGCGGTAGCCTTGTAGCCGACAACACCATGATTGCCGCCGAGAAACATCGAATTCAATTTAACCGGGCAGCTTTCGTCAGTGCCTTGCATGTGAACATCAGACGATAGGTTGAATGCCTCAACCGTATCATCGGCAGAGCTCGCAATAAAATGGATCTCGTAAAAATCGACAACACCTGTTTTGGTTGTGTTTGCATTTCGATTTAACGCTTGGTTTAACGTTAACCGCCACACAACGTCATAGGTGTCAGATTGCTGAGCCACCGTCCTGATGTAAATATAATTACCCTGTTTAGTGACTTTGATCAATTCGTCAGATACAGAGTCGAACAATGAATTAGTTGGCGCGAAGACTCCATCCGAATAAGGCGAAAAGGATGACGAGGAACTACCCGTATTTAACATTATTCTGTTCAAACACAAATCCAGGCTGTCTGCATCCATTGGATTGTCATTCGAGAAATAATCATCGTTACGAATATTAAATGCGACCTTTACGCCGGTCGTTGTGGTGAACGTCATTTCACGCTTACTGGAATCAACAGTCGCCGTTATGTTGCCAATAAATTCACCATTGGTGTCGAACTCTTGGATGTCAAACGCAGTGTCATAAATCTTAAACCCTAAAGGCGCACCATGCATTGACACAGTGTATTCAGTAGCAGCGGCAACGTCGTATTTTGGGCTAACCGCGAATGAGCCATAACTGGCAGAATCCTGCGTGTCAGTGGCGCCCGTTCCGCTATTTCTCACACGCCACAACAAATCAGCTGTTGACGCCAATGGTGTCGGTGATACGTCTGCCGCTTCTGGCTCATCCGTCACGTTAGGATCAGCCAGGTTTGTTGTAATTGGTTCATTGAGAACCGCGTCCCTGTCGACCAGTGATGCATTAACGTTAGACGCTAAAATGGAAACATCACCCAACGTCGATACTAAATCGCTCGCATCATTCGCTAGATCCTGGACAGTATCGCCAGACTCCAAAGTAATAAGCGCGCCACCTTTACCAGCAACAGCACTCGCCAGATTTGACAATATTTCGGCTAAAGCGGCCTCAACGTCTGTTGCATCAAAGTTGCCGGCAGCATCTTCAATACCGACCAGTGAAGCACCAAGGCCGTTACTGTTGTCAGCTAAATCAGTACGCAGACCTGTGTCGGTACCCGATCCATTGCTGTAGCTGATATTGCCATCCGCATCAAACACAATGAATTTGCTTGCACGAGTCGCGCTGTCTGGCAGCTCAAAATCAAAACTGTCAGGGTCTTCACCATCGGTGACTTTTATCGAACGCTTAAAACTATCTCGCAATTGCTGAGCGATACGCGTTAATTTGTCGAGCGCAGTTTCCAAGGTATCAGGGAAGTAACCACCTTGGTTGCGCAAATCTGTGTCTTGTGTGAAATTAAAATCGGGAGTGATTGCGAGTAAATAACCTGAAGTCAGGTTGCCGGCAGTTAGCGTAATTGATCCACCACCGACGTCACCGGTACCACTGACAGTGTAATCAGTGTCGAGGGTTAGAACGGTTTCAACGCTGTCGGTGTCGATCTGTATAACTTTGAGATCAGAATCTTGATAAATCTGAAAGTTATAATCGTATGTGTCAGTTGTACCATTCCCGACGTAGTCGTCGCGAATACTCTCCGCTGGAACTGTCATGGCTATTATACCTTGTTGTTAGTTGGTTACAGTTATTCACGTTTCTTACCCGTAACCAGCAAACGCCATGCGGCTTCTGCTGGATTGTTTGGCTGTTCTTCGCCGGTCATCCAGTCGTAAAAATATTCGCTTGTTAACCATATTTGGCGAGACGGTAGACCGAATGCATATCCGGCTGTCATCGCCAACCCTTTCACGTCAGCTCGAGTGATTTCGTTCTTGTCACCTGTTAATAGTTTAACACCTAATTGCCCGGTTCGTGACATGGACTCAAAAGCATCAAACGCCGCAGACGGTTGATAGCCGTACTTGTCCATACCATTCACCACGTCACGCATCAGCACAACGGATTGAAACGGGTACATCAATTCTTTTTTTGCCAGCCATTTTTCCCAGTCTTGTGGATCGTCGCCTGGATCCGGACTGCGACCCAGCAATAAATCTTCCATAGCCGCTGGGATAAACCACAACAGGAACATGGAACCGATCAGCTTTCCGTAATTTTTATCGATTTTAAATTGCCAGCCAGATTTCTGGAATTGGTTAAACAATACGGAAAAGTAAGAATAGAACATCGTAAACAGCCTGAAGGTTTCACTACCACGTTGCACCAGCGCCAGGTCTTTGGCGGATCCACTTCCCTGCGTGATCCTCACTGATTGATCTGCGTAATCGATCGCCGCTTTTTCATCGCCCTTGTCGATATTCTCAACGGCGCCATCCATCGCTTTGCGGTACGCACCCAACCAGGTCGGGATTGAAACCGCGAGATCCATGTAGCCGATAAAAACAAAGTAAGAATCTTTAAGTTTTGCGGTGTAGGCATCAGCTAACGACAATAATCCGTGTTTTGTACCAACAACGTTTAATCGTTTTAATGCGTCGCGCACATCACGATCGTAGTTACGTAGCCGTGTTTTCATTTGATCGCTACGCTCAGTGATGAAGTTCCAGCGATCAGCAAATTTCAAAGGATTGCCATAAGCGTCAGCCAGTCCCTTATAGCCGTATTTGGTGCCCAGCTCTTTTATAGACACCGTATAGCCCAGGAACTGCACCAGAGAGGTTGTCATCTTCCAGCCCATGTTAACGATCGTGGCGCCCATCCTAGCGCGTCCCAGGATGCCCTCGAGCGGGTTACTGTACTCTCTGCGATCGCTGGCAATATTGCGTAACCACGGTTGAATTTGCCGATACATTTCACGACCTGCCGCGGCCTCTATAACCTGACGCACTTCTTTATCGGTAGCCAAACCATTGACATCAATCAATGGCCGGCGAAAAGCCAAATCGTGTACGACGTTATTTAGGTGTTCAGTCATGCCACTCAGGTCGAGCCTAACCGGTTTGCCGCCAGTGTCGGTGCGTTCCTTGGTATGGCCACGCCTGGTCATCGCTCGCGCCCACTGACCGCCGAACAATTCCTTGGATGATTGTTTCTCATCGAGTTGCGCCTGACGCCAAGACAATTTGCTATCAAAGACAATCGGATAATACCCGCCACGGAAATTCCCGTAAGGCGTTTCAACGGTTGTCGCTTCCACTTTTGCCGGCGCCACACCATTGAGTTGCTTTTCCATTGTTTCGATTTGCGGCCAGAACGTGTCGATATAATCCCAAATCTTTTGCACTGTCGCCCAGTCGCGTTTGTCCAGGTGTTTCAGAACCGCTTGCACCTGTTCTTGTGACCAGTTGTAGCCGCGCATTAACGCATCACGATTGTAGGAATTACCCCAGTTCAACGCCACGGCCAGCATATTGGCTTTGGTCATGGATGAATTGATTTCGGGGATATGGGTTTTTTTGAAAAACCACTGAGCGCGCTCTTTGCGAGAATAATCGCTAAATACCCGATTCAAGCTTTGTACTACACCTTGCATCATTTTGTTTTCGTTATTCTCAGCATCAACAAACGGTTGAAACAAATGTTGCCACACCACTCCGAAAGACTTCTCACCGTCCAGGTGTTCGAATAAAAATTCCATTTTGGTGTGAGCAGCCAATAGGGATTTGGCTTTTTCAACAATGCGCTTTTTCAAGCCAGGTGCAAAATCTGGCGGATCCGGAACAATACGATGATTGGCGGCAATTGCCGTGATGATTTCATCACGTGCCTGCAGTCGATCTGCGGTGCGCTTATTGGCAAGCAGTTTGTTTTTGATCCGCGCCAAATGTTCAATTTGACGCACGCTATCGAATACACCGGACAGTTCCTCAAAGCTTGTGTCCTTAAAGTGCATGCGATGCGCTTCATTCAGCACCTGTTCATTGATATCGACCGAATACCCTTTGTCTTCCTGTTCCTGGACCCAAGCAAGTAATGACTTTCGTCGATCCAACGCCACATTCGAAATGCCTTTGCGGAAATCGTAACGTTCCAGGATCATGTCGATCTGGTCCAGGTAATCATGGCCGGCTTTGCCAATGCGCTCACGCGTTGATTTCTTATCGAACTTTTGCATGTAGTTGGTTATTTTGGTAACCAGTTCGCGAGCTTTAGACGCCTTCCGGTAGAGCTCGTGATTCAGTAATTCGATTTGTTTGTACAGTATCGCGCCGTGTGTATCATTCTTAGCTAATGCTTCGAAGGCCTGCCGCGCTGCTTTGGCTTCCGCGCGTTGGTATAGGTATGGATTGATATCACGGATGCGTTGCTCGCGGATCGTGCGGTCCGCCAGTTCGCGAATGATGGTCAACGGCGTAATGCGTCGTTTTGTTTTGTTGCCCAGCGCCTTCAATTCACGCATCAGTATTTCGCTGCGCTGGGTATTATGTACAACCTTCATGGCCTCAACTGGCATTCTGCCGTCAAGTAATACGTCGCCATACTGTTCGCGCATTCTTTGCGTGGTTTCAGCTGCAATCAACTGTTTACGATTTCGGGCATTGATTAGATCGTAGACCAGTTCTTCGCCGGAATTGTAACCCAGGATCTCAGCGGCCTGGTCCTGGTGGATACCACCTTCAACAGCATACACATAGGGTTTTGGTAATCGCTTGAGAAAGGCCTTACCATAAGCCGCGATCAATGTGTCTCGTGATAATTTTATCGGTTTAATACCATTCGGTAATTCACTGCCATCGGGCAAGGTACCACGCTGCAACACCGATAAGGCGATATAGACTTTTTGGCTATCGACTTCATTGGTGACCTGGTCCTGGATTTTTGCCCGGGCATCCTTCCACCATTGTTTTTGCTCACGCGAGATGTCGGTCATGGCTTTGCGCTGCAGTTCTTCTTCTGCATGCTGTCTTGCGTCTTTGATCAATGATTGGTATTTCGCAAATTCCTGGTCAGTCATGCCGGCTTGTTTTGCGTCAGTGAACAAACCCTGCATATTTTGTTGTTGTTCTGCATTCTGGATTTCTTCATCAGTAGCGATCAATCGATCCATGACTTGACGCACATTGTCCGTCAAATTGACATTCAGGTTTTTCAGGTGGTGGTATACGCCAATTAACCAGGCGCGGAAACGGCTGAACGTGCTGCGTAATTCAACTGTCGGAGCGTTACCTTCGAACAAGTAAGCTTCGAATGCACGCGCCCACTGTTCGTGCTGATCTGTTTTTATTTCATCCCGGGATTTGACACCCAGGAAGTCGAGTACTTTCTGGTAGTCTTCTTGTACTTGTGGCGAAGCGTTTGGATCTTGAGCCAGGTCGCCCAGTATTTCCAAGTACACGTGACCAGTTTCATGCAGGAATGTTGACAGGTCTGCTTTTTCCAATAGATCAATGGTGAAGTTTTTATTTAACCGACTGAAAGACAGAGAGCCGCGTTTGCCTTTTTTGTTATCCTGGAACAGCGTTTGACCCTGCAACGCAGATTTGCGCATTTTGTCAGTGACGTCAATGGAGTGTACCGTAGCGGATTCAGTTGGGTAAAAATATTTTAGTGCGTTGTCGATCTCAACCTCAGACGCGTGCGGGTATGCGCTCTGCATTCCTGCTTTAGCGTCCTGCAAAGTATAATCGTGTTTGTGGAAATCCTGAGCGGCAGCAATAAGGTGTTCTGATGTCAGCAAGTTATCAGACGGTAATTTGATTGTTGATTTACCAACTTTCGCACCCCATGCCTTCACGTACTTGTTAACTTCTTTTGGTAGAATACCGTCATAAAAAGCTTTCATGCCATCGCCGCCGATCTTTAAATCGACACCAGATAGTTCACGCACACCATTTTCATTTGGTTTAACCGCTCGCAATTTGTCGGCAGCTTCTTTTCCGATATATTGATCCAACTCTGTAGGATCGATAGTCTCATTGATAACACGTACACCGTCGTGATCGTATGCAGCTAAATATTCTCTACCATCATTCGTCAACGCTTTTTCAACGGTAATACTGCTTACTTGTTTACTGAGATCATATCGAGCGGCTTGCTGTTCTCCATTGGTCCAGGCAATCTGATCATAACCATTAGCAGCGGCATAGCGAATCATACGTTTCATAGATAACATTGGCCATGTCTTTTTGAATGGTGCATCAGGCACCTTGTCGTTTGGCCTTAAGTTTTGTTCTTGCGCGTATTCCTTCGATAGATTTGTCAACCATCGCGCGAAGTATTCGCGCGCGCCTTGCTCTGTTGGCTCTACACCTTTGCCGACTGTTCGTTGAACGCCATTGATATCGTGTGTGATCCATTGCGTATCGCTTTGTGTAATAGTGAAGTCACCCGGTTTATATTCATGAGCAACATTAGCTTTACGTGCACCATAACCGCGTTTTCGTCCTTGCTGGTGCCAATCGCTTTGCACTTCTTCGATGAACAATATTTGTTCGCCATTGGCGCCAACGCGATCGTTGAACCGAATATGCGCCAAGATATTTGGCTCTGAAAAATGGCTGCTTCTAAAATCGTTGTTAGAAAATTTTGATTTACTTCTAAAAGCAGATATTGCCTCTGCACGAGTAGCGCCGTGGCCTTCTTCGCCCTTGGGACCAAAGACAGACCACCCACCTTGGAATGGTTTAACGTCAAACCCGGCCGGCAAATCTGGCTCACGCTGTGGTAGTGTCAATAACATCTCACGATAATTGTTGGCGCCAGGCAAAACATATTGATCGAATTTTGTAGGATCAACCTTATTCTTATTTCGATTATCATACGTAGATTTGAGTTGATCGATAGCTTGTTTTTGTTCTGTAGTAAACTGTCGCAGCTGCGCATCAGTAAAACTGTTTCTTACTGCGTCGATAGTAGCGTCTTTTGCGTCGCGTTCAGACCATCCGTTCTGCATGAAAACATCGACAAAATGTTGTTGAGCGTCCTGTAGCGCTGTTTGTTCCGGACCGCCCTTTAAGACTTCACCGAGTTGCACCTGATTGTTACGAATATATTCAGCGATTTGATCGCGTGTCACGCTTTTGCCTTGGCTTTTTAACCACTGCTCTAGGCCAAGCCACTGCAGTTCCTCTTCTTTGACGCCTGGTGTTTTTTTGATAGCCGCCAGAAACTGGTCAGGTGTGCCCTTCGCTTGCTTTAACTTTTCAGTGACATCCAGTAACTTGGAATAAAATACCGGTGCTGGTGTAGTTTCTGATTGGTACAACACCTGGTTATCCTTTCCAGGGACCACGACTTGATGTGGGTCAAATGCTACGAGATGCAGCGGACCTTCCAGGTGACGCGCATCAATTGCAATACCGTCATAACCTTGTTTGCGTAGTTCTTCACGGAACGCCGTTGCATGCTCTACCGAATCAAATCCCGGTAGGTCTTCGACTTTGATCACTTTAGGCTTGCGAATATCCAGATAGAATTGTTCGACATTGCCATAGCTGGCAGCGTCACTGCGTTCTGGCGTAAACCATACGCCTAAGCCTGAAGATGGGTTTTTGGTTGAGCCGCCTAACCGGTCGGCGTTGAATGATCCGGCGTTGAGGTTTGTGGCTGCGCCTCGGTAGACGACGGCTGGCCGTCCGTCTTTTCGGCGGACGCTAGTTGCTCTAGCCCACCCTTGTTCGGCACGCCCTCCGCCAACAGTTGGGAGTAAGTCTTCTGCGCTTTGTAGTTGGGATCGATTTCCAGGGACATTGGATAACTCTATCGGTAATTCATTAGGATCTATACCTAGTTTAGCCTGTAAATCAGCGGCAGCGCTACCCTGTTGAAATAGAATATTTTTATCGGTTTGCGACTGATCCGGCAAGTTACCCTTAAGAATATCAGATAACGTGTTGTTATCTGTGCTGTTTACGTCAACGCCAAGTTGATCGAAATAATCCTGCAATTGGAGTAATGTCTCACGACGATCAAATAATTGTGTGTTCAGCTTGCCGGCAGAATAAACCGGTTTACCCCGTAGTTCTTGGTCGATAGCATCCAACAACAAATTAGGATCACGCCGAGCGATAAAGCCTTTTTCGGCAGCAATCTCAGCGGCATGGTCTAATGTGATGCCGTTATCATTTATCAACTTGCGTTCGAAGGGTTTGCGACCAGCGTCAGCGTTGCGCGCAGCCAGTTCGCCGCCTGTATCCTGTATCCCTTTTGAGCGTAATGTCTCAACCAGGGATTTGCCAAACACCTGTTGCGGTGTCGGTATTTCGTTATTGCGCAGTTGATCCAAAATTGGTGCGAAGTGCTCGACTTTTGTTTTCTTTGTTAATATTTCCGGTAATGGACGACGTACCTTGATATTGTATTGTTGAAACAGTGCGTGTGGATCTTGCCCGGTACGTTGGCCCAGGGTACGAAACGTCGACTCGTACAAATTGGCGTAGGCTTCGGCTGTGTCGTTTTTAAATCCTGAATGTAATAACTGACCTTTAATGTCTTCGCGAACTCGCGCAGCGGAATCGATCGCTTGCACGTCCTGTGGTACTGGTCCGTTTTCGGCGCGTTGCTTGTCCAGCGCATCTTGCTGATTGATCCAGTCTTGCGCCTCACGTGCATTCATCTCCAAAGGATGCGTGCGCATTTCATTGGCAAAAAAGTCGTTGTGTTCTGTTGGTGCGATCGTTGTCGTATAGCGTGATGTCGGTATCGGAAAGTCAGACTGTGTGTCGACTGCATGGTCATAGGCTTTTGTATCGCCCATCACTTCCTTAGCCACTTCACGCGGATCCACGTTCTGACTTTGCCAGTAGGTGTTCCAGGAATCCACCGGCACATACAGGTTTTCAACCGGGCCATCCTTCGTCATGTTATGGACTAGCTCTTGCATTTTCTCAGGCAATTTGTCTTTGAGTTTCGTGTCCTGTGTGGTCGCTCCAATGGTTTTGAAAAATGCCTGGTTTTGTTTGGCTTTTTTTACACGCATGACGTCCTGCGCTGCGGACAATCCACCAAAAGCAACGGATAAACCACCACCGGCTTGTGCGCCGGCTTTTGCTTCAGCGATTGCGTTTGCCAGGTTTTGATCGGAGAATATTCGACCCATAATATCGCTGGCACTTAGATGAGTGATTGTCCCATCCTGAATCATCAAACCCAGCTGGCCGGCCGCTACCTTTACCATTTCTTGCATGAACTCGGTTGCGCCTTCCGTGGCCATGGTTTTGGTGATGTTCTTGGCAAACATCGTGAAGGCCTTTCGCACCGTGGTTGTTTTGAGCAAATCCTTGATGCCTTGCCGACTTAACTGGCGCAGGCCTGGAATAGTGTTAATCAGTTGTTCAGCGCCAAAGGCTTCCAATCCACCATTGATCACGCCGGTTATAGCAGCGGCCGTCAATGCTGTATTGCGATCCATGGGGATGCCTTTCTCATCCTTGAGCTGTTCGAACTCGAGATAAGCCAGTGATGCCTCAAGGCGCCCAGCTTCGACAGCGGACCCATAGCGCCAACCAGTGACAGCGCCCAATGTAAAACCTGTGGCAGCGCCGGCAGGTACCGTGACCAGTTCTTCAGGTGTGGCTACCTGCGGACCCATTTGACCCGCTACCAACGCGGCAGTGGCGCCAGAGGCGGCACCGACGTCAGCCGCAACGACACTCCCTTTAACTTTGCCAAATAACGTCCGAGCAAATATTGGAATTTGATTGGCCATAGCACCCGGGATGCCTTCAAAAAACCCAGTGATGCCATAGGTTGATTGTGACTGCATTTTGTTTTGAATTTCTTGTTGACGTTTGCGCATCTCAGGTGTGGCGCGTCCCAACATTGCCGCTTCACCGATATTGGCGAGCTCGTTGGTCATGACGCCTTGTTCATAAGAATTGCTGATATTCTTGAATTGACGCTCCATGTAGCTCAATTTGGTGATGTCATCGCGCGCCACGGCAACATGATTCGGATGAGCTGCCAGCCAGTTGGCTACGATAGGGCTGCTTTTGCGAAACTCAGCGGCGTTAAAATCTTTGACTTGTGCTGCTTTCTCAATCTGGTCCAGGTTGTCATTGATCATGTCCGGCGGTAAGCCGGTCTTGCCTTGCAATGAAAGTACTCGAGCCGCTTTATCAGGTTGTGTGTCAAACCCCTGTTGCATGGAATTATCAAGTCGTTTGTTTTCAGTCTCAGACGACAACCACCCAGCCATTGGCGTATTGTCTGCCGGCGCCGATTCGTTTGCTGCTTTCCCCCAATCTTCCAGGCTCAAGTCTGGCACGTCATTCACCCAGTATCGACATAAAGGCGTCGCGGTTGTTTAACAGGTACTGCGCATAGGCACGTTGGATTTTGTCTTCAGTAACTCGACGCTGTTT